CACAAGAGGAATTAATACATAAATACTTAAAAAATAAAATTATGAAAAAACTAAGTGCAAAACAATTATTTGATTTCTTAACAGAATTAAGAAAAGATAATGACCTATCTAAAATACAAGTAAATTACAGATACTCTAGTGATTCTGATGTTTATGAGATGTCATTAGTAGAGGAAGACTTATTTGACGATAAAACAAATAATAAATTAGAGAGTATAGTATTAAAAGTAAAAGAATAAAACTATGGGAAAGTATTATAACAAATACTATAGGTATATAAAAAAATGGGATAAGGATATATTAGTATCTAATTGTTGTGGAACAGAAACAGAACATGACATTTGTCCCACTTGTAAAGAGGGAACAACTTTAGTAACAGAAAAAGAGTTTGAAAAAGTAAATTACGATTGGAAAAAACATATTTGGAAAATTAATTAACAATTATTAACTTTGTGTAAACAATTAAAACAAAAACTATGAATGATACAGAAAAAAGCTTACAAGATTTAAAAAAAATGTGGAATATAGGAAACAAATCTACAGAGTTTGAATGGGTTTTTATGACAAAAGAAGAAAAAGAATATTTTAAAAAATGTTGTGAACTTATGTATAAGAAAACTAAAAAATAAACTTATGAAAGTAAAAGTTAACATAAAAGAAGTGGCTAGAACACTTGCACACAATAAAGTTTTAGATTTATATGGTAAAGACGCTTTGTATGAAAATAATTATATTGAATATTCAGGATATAAATACAAAGAACAAGTTAAAAAAGATTTTGACACATACTATCATAAATATCTAGATAATATTATGGGGTATATAGTATACCCATTTAAAGAGGGCGAAACTTATTACACGATAGAAGAAAACGAGGTGGTGGAAAGTTGTTGGGACGATATTAGTGAAATAATGTATAGAAGAAACCCAGAAAAAAGATTATTTAAAAGTGAAACACAAGCTATATTTTATTTACAAGAAAACAAATGATTAACTAAAAACTAAAAACAACATGATAAAAAATCAGTCAACAGAATTAAGAAAAATAGTAAACTCTGTTTGTTCTAATTGTGATGTAACACCAAATTTATTATTTAGGGATAAGCACGCAAGAAAACAAGACCATATTGTTAGGGCAAGACAAATTTTAGTGTCTATATTATGGAACGAAAAAGGTCTAACAAATTACAAAATAAGAGATATATTAGGGTATAAAAATCATGCGTCTGTAATACACGCAAGAAAACAACACGAATTAGACAATAAAAATAATTTTAAATATAGAAAATTGTATGGTAAAACACTTATGGACCTAGGAATTGAAGGTGATTACGCTATTGATATAGACAAACAATTAAAAGAACAAAAGAAAATAAACAAAATTCTAAATAAACTATACGAAAACGAAAAACTAGAATGTGAAAGAATAAGAAACGAATTAACAGATTTAAGGAAAAAATATTTACTATAGTTGCTATTATTTAAAATATTTTTACTATATTTGTAAAAGAAGTTTAATTTAATTTAAAAAACATGAAAAAAAATCTAAAAACAATTAACATTAAAGGCAAGGAATATGTTGAGGTTAATGAACGACTTAAATACTTCAGAGAAAACTACAAAGATTATGCCTTAACAACAGAAGTTTTACAATGCACAGATGAGCATTGTGTAATGAAAGCTAGTATATTTAATTCAGAGGGTGTTATTATAGCAACAGGACATGCACACGAAACAAAAGGGTCAAGTTATATTAATAAAACATCACATGTTGAGGTTTGTGAAACGTCTGCATGGGGTAGGGCTTTAGGTAACTTTGGTATTGGGATAGATAGCTCAGTAGCTAGTGCAGATGAAGTAAAAAGTGCTATTAACACAGAAAAAGAACATAAGGGCATGAGTGCGAAAAAACCAACAAGCAAAAAAAAACTAACAACAACTCAGTTTGATGCCATGATGAAGGCAATAAACGATAAACAAGGTTTATTGGTTGAACAAAGAATGGAAAACTATACAATGGAAGAGGCACAGAGAAGGCAATTAAATGATGCTATAAAACAAAACATGTAACATGAATTTTGAAAAACAAATAGAAGTCTTTAGCAAAAGTGATGCTGAATACTATGGGGACAAAAACTTTATAACCAACTCTCAACTAGGAAAACTAGCAAAGTCCCCAAAAATATTAGAACACTATAGAAAATATGGTCAGGACGATACTAATGCCTTGCTGTTTGGCAGGGCTATGCACATGGCTGTATTTGAGCCAGATAAGTTTTCAGAAAACATTATAAGGTACGAAGGCAAGGTAAGAAGGGGTAAAGAATGGGAGAAATTTAAAGAGGAAAACAAAGATAAAACTATCATATCCTCATCTGAATATGAATCTGTTTTCAGAATGGTGGACAAGCTTATGGGAATACCAAGAATAAAAGAATTTGTTACAGGTGGGGTTGCTGAGGCTGTGAATTGTTGGCAGGATAACGAAACTGGGGTTTATTGTAAAGGTAAGTCAGATTTAATAAAAACTGTTAATGGTGTTAAAATGTTAATAGATTTAAAAACCACACAAGAGCACAATGAAGACGCTTTTAGAAGGTCTTGCTATAAATATGGATACGATAGACAAGCAGCATTTTACACTGATGGGTTTGATGGTGATGAGTTTTGGTTTGTTGTCATAGAAAAACAAGCCCCTTATGATGTGGGTTTATATATGTGTAGTAATGAGTTTATAGAAGAGGGCAGAAGAAAATATAAAAATCTACTTAAAGTTTATGATGAATATTTCATAAAACAAGAAGAGGATATTAATAATTATTATATAGAATCAATATTATGAGCAAACTAAGAATAGAATTAAAAAACAGAAAAATTACTTTGGAAGAAGTATCTACCTATATTTCTAGGTCAAGACCAACAACAACTAAAAAGGTCTATAAACCTGAGTTGTTTACAGCTCAAGAGATTAGATTAATCTCTGAGATGTTAAATGTGGACCCAAATTGGGCCTTTAATTATTTATTTGTTTAATTTAAAATTTAAAAAAATGTCAGAAAAAAAAGAAACAATTTATTGTGGAAATGGTAAAGAAAAAAAATTTGATGATGGAGGTTCCATTGTTAACTTTACTGTTCATCTAGACAAAATCAGAGACCATGTTTATGAGTATGAGGGTAAGAAATATGTAAATCTTACTATGTCAGCTTTAAAAGGTGGGGCTAACGAGTATGGTAAAACACACTCTGTTAGAATCAATGATTTTGAACCTGATTCAAGCAAAAAGAAAGGTGGCGAAGACCTACCATTCTAATTTTTTGTTTTCATGATTTGTTTAGGGGGGCCTAGCCCCCTTAGGCATGAGTACGAAAAAACTAATAACTAACAATATGCTAATAAAAATTAACAGAGATTCATTTATAGAGAGCTCTAGTATAGAGCAATATTATTTAGATGGTGTAAAAATTATATTTTATATATCATCTAGAAAGCATGAAGAAATATACGACTCTGAAGAGGTGGCCAGTAGTGTGTTTAATAGGGTTGCTAGCTCATTTAGGGACGCAACAACAGAGCCAGTTTCAAAACCAACAGAACAAAAACTAGCAGAAAAACAAGAGATGTTCTTAAAGTTTTGGGAATTATACGATAAAAAAATTAATAGAGATGATGCTATAAAAAAGTGGATGAAATTATCTATGGTTGATATGAATGAAGCACTTAGCGTTCTTCCTTTGTATGTAAAATCAACCCCTGATAAACAATATAGAAAAAACCCATCAACTTGGATATATCAAAAAGCATGGAGAAATGAAATAATATCATCAAACGAAATAAAACAAGTATATCAAAAACCAAAGTTTACAAATGTTGATAAATAGAGAGCAAATAGAAAGAACATTAATAGGAAAGATTATAAACAATCCTCAAGAGTATTATAATAATCACTCTTTACTATCACCTGCTTTATTTTCTAATAATTATAACAGGGGTGTTTATAAATTAATATCTGAAACTTTAGATAAAGGAGATAAAGTTGATTTAGTTATGTTATCTGATAAGATA